CTGATGATCAGTTACGGCGTGATTTTGGAGGTTGACCTTGGCCGCGCTAAAGCCAAAGTAGAGATCGGAGAAATTACCACCGCGTGGCTGAACATCATGACTCAACGCGCCGGTGGAGATCGAACGTGGTGGCCTTACGACGTGGGCGAGCAGGTTATTGTTTTGGCTCCCTGTGGCGACCTGAGTCAAGGCGCGGTGATTGGCGCGCTCTATCAAGATAGCCACCTCGCACCCAGTAGTAACCCAGATGCCAAACAGATTTTATTTGGTGATGGCGCAGTCATTGAATACGACCGAAAAAAGAGTCACCTGAAAGCTGTTTTACCAGCAGGAGCCACCACGGAGCTGGTCTCTGATGGCGGGATTACCTTTACGGGTGATCTTAATGTGACTGGAAATATTACGGCCAGCGAGAACGTTACAGATTCAGTTCGCTCGATGGCGGTGGATCGTGAAATTTACAACACGCATAAGCATGGCGGTGTGGTGGCTGGACCACCAACCGTATTTGCGTTACCAACAAACGAAACTCAATAAAAAGGCGGAACACAGTGGATAAGAAGATGAATTGGGTGATTTGGTTTCTAAATTCAAGCCTGCTGTTTTTGGCTATTTTCTTTGCGGCGATGTCAAATCCGGCGTTTTCTGCAAAGAAATCTAAGCCCATGTTTGGCCCTTATGATGCTGAGTTGTCTCGCGTTATTGACGGCGATACCGTTGAGGTTGTCGCTCATATCTGGCCTGGTTTAAATAAAACCGTAAAGGTTCGAATTAGCGGCATTAATACACCAGAAAAACGCACCAAAAATAAATGTGAAAAGCGATTAGGCCTTGCCGCAACCCAGTTCACTTCGGATTTTTTTGATTCACATGAAAAATTTTCCTTAATCGGCGTTTTTGAGGGGAAATTTGCTGGCCGCGTCATAGGCCGCATTGATGCCGCTGGAGTTGATCTTGGTCAGCAGTTGATCGATGCGGGGCATGCTCGCGTTTATCACGGCGGCAAGCGAAAGGCGTGGTGCAATGACTAACTCAACCGGAGGGACGGAGCGCCGCCACGGATTCTGGAGTCAAACATCACTCATGCTGGCCGGTCTAATCCTAACAACATTTGCAAACGCCTACTGGTTTGGCGGTGAGTTCGGTCGACTAAAGCAAGCCATTGTGTCGCTCGAAGCGGCGGTTATGAGGCCAGAGTTTGACTCCAAGATTAAGTCGCTCTCCGAGAAATCAAAAAATAACTACACCGCATTGGATCAAAAGATCGAATACTTAAGCACTCGCATCGACGACCACTTTTCCCATCACGGGGATATTGAAAAGAAGCTGGATCGAGTGAGAGTGGATCTTCTGAGGAAAATGGAGAAAATGGAAGACAAAATTTTTTCTCTAATTAAAGGCCAATAAATACACGAATTTAGCACCCGCTAGATCCGATTGAGCCGATGTGGCTTTGTCGGTAGACAACTTTTTATGAAAAGGTAATTACCATGAGTTTTTCCTCTAATTTATCTGCCCTAGCTGAACTGCTGGGCGTAGAGCTTGACACCCTTGATCGCGCCATTGCGGATCTGCAATCAAAGGGCGCAACTCGCCAAACCGCAATTGATCAACTGACCATCAGTCTGAACAATTTGTCCAATGATGTCGGCAATCTTGATTTGGGCGCTGTTATCGATGACAGCATCACCGATCCTTCGAAAGCATGGAGTTCTGAGAAGGTCACTGTTGAAATTGCTGCCGCCAAAGATTCAATTTTGGGTGGTGCAGGCGACGCTTATAATACGTTGATCGAACTTCAAAATGCCATCGTTGCTGCTGGCGGTGATGTTGTCGGCATTCTGTCTGCTCAAGCCAAGCGCGTTGCGGTTGATATTGCTCAGAATTTCACGACTGCTGAGCAAGATCAGGGTCGCGCAAACATCGGCGCAATGTCTTTGGCTGTGTTCGAAGAATACAAGTTGGCTATTGGTGATTTGACCACCAATTTTGTCGACAAATTTACTCAGTCTCGTGCTGCTGCTGCGGCGCTTTAATTAGCGATTCTGTTTAATGAGTTCACTGTCATCATCGTTAGCCGATTTTGCCACCATCGTGGGCAGCAATGTGGGGGCGCTTCAATCGGCCCTCATTCAGCAGCGCGCCGATCTGGCTCGGGTTGTCGGTGGTGCCAGTGGCACTTCCAATATTGAATCCTCCATTGATTCGCTATTGGAAGCGTTTGACTCGAGTGCTCGTCTGCAATCGCTTGGGACATATCAACAGTATGTGGCTCTGCTGCACTCTGTGTTTGCTAAAAACCCCAACAACTATCTCGGCAGCGACGCAGTAACGGGTGTCGCTCTGGGTGGGTTGGATCACTTGCGTCAATCCATCAAGGATATTTTGTTTACCCCAGTGGGGGCGCGGGTTATGCGCAGAGACTACGGCTCTCGACTGTTTGAGTTGATGGATTCAGCAATGAACAGTGTTGGGATTTTTGAGCTAAAGATTGCCGTAGCTGAGGCGATCCGAGCGTGGGAGCCACGCATTAAATTGAGTCAGGTTTTGATTTATCGAGACGACGAGACTGGGAGATTTGAGCTGGAGTTGGTGGGTGAGTACACACCCACTGGACAGAGAATCAATCTGGACGGCATAGAGCTATGAGTTCCGCAATTAACTTGTCGCAGTTGGCTATCCCTGACGCTATTGAGAGTGTCGCATTTGATAATCTCGTTGCGGAGATCACCCTTGATTTGATGGCACGCGCGCCAGAGCTGGGAGCCGCCCTTACGCTGCCCTCTGAGCCGATCACCAAAATGAGTGAGGCGGTCGCGTACCGCGAGCTGATTGTCCGGACGCGAATCAATGAGCTTGTTAAGTCGCGCCTTCTGGCCTACGCAACGAACTCGGATCTGGATCATATTGGCGCAGGGTTTGGCGTTGACCGCCTGATCATCGCGCCTGCCGATAGCACCACTACACCGCCCACGGCAGCGGTGATGGAGAGCGACGAGGCGTTTCGGTCTCGAGTCCAGTTGTCTGTTGATGGGCATACGACCGCAGGGTCGGTTGAATCCTATGTGTTTCATGCCTTAAGCGCTCACGGATCGGTAAAAGATGTTCAGGTTCTAAGTCCTGTGGCGGGGCAGGTGGATGTTTATGTTCTGAGTCACGACGGCATTGGAGTGCCAACGCAGGCGCTCATGGATGCGGTTTACGCAGCGCTCACAGAAGAGAACGTGCGTCCATTGACCGACTTTGTTCGTGTTTTGCCAGCGGAAGTGATTGAGTATCAGATTGATGCTTCGCTGATGTTTTACAGCGGCCCCGACAGCGAAGTGGTTCGCCAGCTTGCCGAGGACACGGTTCGTCAATTTGTTACAGATCACCACGCCCTTGGCCACGACATTCGATTTTCTGGACTTTATGCGGCATTGCATAGGGTCGGCGTTCAAAATGTGCAGCTTTTTTTGCCAGAAACCAGCTTGATTATTTCTCCGTCTCAGGCCGCGTTTTGCAATTCAATTACCGTGAGAAATGGCGGGGTCGATGAGTAGCATTCTCCCCTCCACCTCCTCACTTCAAGAAATTGCAGTCGATGCAGTGGTGGAGTCGCGCTTCAAGGGTCTGGATTTGTCAATCCTACGGGATATTACCGACCCAGCTCTTTGCCCAGAAAAATTCTTGCCTTGGCTTGCGTGGCAGTGGTCTGTTGATGAGTGGTCCCCGGACTGGCCTATTGAGATTAAACGGTCGGCAATTAAAGAGAGTTTTTCGGTTCATCGCGTCAAAGGCACGGTGGGCGCGCTTAAACGCGCTCTGGGCGCTCTGGGCGTTAATGTCGCCATTACTGAGTGGTGGCAAGAATCACCGCAGGCTGCCCCACATACATTCAAGGTCGTCGCCTACGCTGACGGCGATTCGATTCAGCCAACTGTCGGAGAGCCGCTGCTATCGCAGGCACTTTACGACCAGCTGCATCGAATTGTCGGGCAGGTCAAGCCCGCCAGATCGCACTACGCATTTTCGGTTGGCATGTCCTCAGAATCGGCGTTATCGATGCAGGGCGTGGCCTCTGGCTTATGCCAGTCATTAATGTCGATGACCGCCATCATGCCTTCGGGAGGGGTGGTTTCGAATTCTTTATCTGTGTCGGCTACCGGCAGCGGATTATCGCTAACGAGATAACATTATGGCGCTTGAATTTACGATAACAAGACAGGGGTTAAATGCTCTGTTTTCTGCCGTTGCCGCCAATCAGCCGCTGGAGATTTCTTATGCGCTGATCGGTGATGGCGCGTACCAGCCAACAGATTCACAGGTCAAGTTAGCAAATGAGTTGCAGCGCGTCACGGTTGCGGAGTCTGCCGCTGAAGACATCGGCGGCAGCGCGGTGCTTTCAGTTAACGCTTTGTTTGACGGCTCTGGAACGCACTATGTGCGAGAGATTGGCCTCATTACGAGTACCGGTGTGTTTTTTGGAGCGCACTCTGTTGCGGGGCAAACCATCGCCCTGAAAACACCGGATACGCCCTACAATTTTCGGGCTTCCATAGCCCTTTCTGGCGTTCCTGCCTCGGCCATATCTGTGACCGGAACGCTGAGCGCCGCTCTATTTCTGGCTGAGGATTATGCAAAGCAAGGGCGAGTGCAGGTGGACACAATGAGGCGGCAGATGGACATGATGTTTAAATTACAACCAGCGGAGAATTTATAAATGGCACTCGAACAAACAGTTGTAGATTTGACGGTCGCAGTTAATAAACACACCGAATCTGTATTGGCGGAGCGCGCATCGATTCGTGCAGAAGCCAACGAGGCTGTTGCGACAATTAATTCAGCAATGGATGCAAAGATTGAAGGCATTGATTCGGTTTATGTAGATGTTGCTGCGGGGCTGGATACAAACTCTGGATCTTCCGCCGCCCCAGTAAAAACGATCATTTACGCAATAAAAACATTTTCAAAATACAATCGAAAACTGAGAGTCTACCTGCAATCAGGCCAAGATCATCTTTTTGATGATACTGTTTATAGTTACTCCGATGAAGTCCGGTTTTTATCATGGAACGGCGGTGCAGTCGCGCCACGCAACATGCATCTTAATGGCTCAACACTGGCGGAAATCAAGGCCGCATGGCCGTCCATTGTTTCCGTGTCGCCCGCTGGCGCGAATCAAAGTGGCGGCATACTCACAGACACAGCAATGAGGACGGCATTTCATTTTAGCTATATCGTGATTGAAACAGCGCCGATCCCAGTTGGCCTAGAGGCCAGCTTAACAAATGGATTGTTTTTTCGGCGCGGGGCTTTTGATAGCGACAAGACAATCTCAACTGTGGGGTGTTATTTCGCCCTAAAATCTCCGTTTATACACCTAACGATTGGCTCAGGACTGTTAAATATTTCGTCGTATTACGATTTATTTGATTTTTCTGGATTGACATCGGGAGACCCTGCATCCGACAGATTTGTTGTTAACGAAGGCGGGAAGCCGGTGTGTATTTATATTGCCGGAGTGGTTCTGTCGGGGGTTCCAGCCGGAGAGGTCTACGAGTCTCGGCTGCTGTCTCACCGAAGTTATGCGTCTGCTGTTCCGGAAGAAACTCCTTTCAATATTACAAGCAATTTAAACCTAAGCCGCGCCGTTGCGCCACTAATCTAATAAAAGGTACCCCCAATGTCTGAAAAAGATGATGATTTTGAACCAGCAGACCTTCCAGAGGATGAGGAAGAGAAGCGGGAGCAAAAAAAGAAGGGTGCAGCGGCCAAGGTTTTTTCTGAAATCTCTGCTGCAAACAGTCTGGATATGGACAGCACTCAATTTATTGCATACTCGCTCGCAGGGCTGATTGTCGCAATAAATGACAGCAAGAGCTATGCAGATCTGAAGGCGCGCATTGCGCCACATACGGATCTGTCGCGGGCTTTTATTGCCAACGTAGATCTCGCATTAAACAGAAATAAAGGAGCCATCTAATGGCCGCAGCATATCATCACGGCGTTCAGGTTATTGAAAAAACCTCTGGAACGCGCCCCATCAGAATGGTCGCCACCGGCATCATTGGTGTTGTTGGCACCGCGCCTCTGGCGGACGCCACCGAATTTCCCTTGGATACACCGGTGATGATCGCGGGAAGCCAAGCCAAAGCGGCTCTGCTCGGGACGACAGGCACTTTGCCACAAGTCATGGATGCTATTTTTGACCAGGGCGCTCCGATTATTGTGGTTGTGCGTGTTGCTGACTCGGCCAGCCCCAGCACTCTCTCCAGCAA